AAATAATATTGATGTAGTTTTAGTTGATAATATCACGTTAGAGTATACTTTAAATAATATTACTAAAAAACCACAACAATATATAGATGGAATGAATACACCTCAATTAAGATTTAATCAAAAAAATAGAAATGAACTTATTAAAAATGCTCATATGAATCTTATTATTAATATAAATTAATTTTCTTTATTTTGATTTAAATCTAAATTACCTTGTTCTTCATCAAATAAATTACTAAATTTACTTTCAAAATTATTAGAAAATAATTGTTCATCATAATAAGATCTAGGTACAAATCTATATTCAACTTTAACATTTTTTTTTGCATTATTTAATTTTTCTTTATAAACCCCGTCTATTACCATCAATATTCCTACAAAAATAGTAAATAAAATAAAAAATTTCATTTTTATTTAATAAAAATAAATTTAATATAATTTTTTAAACATTTTAAATAATTAATTTAAGTTAATTTTCATTTTGTTTTTTCATCCATGGATCTTGATCCTCAAATACTTTTTGTGTTTCTTCTTCATTTTGTGTTTCATTGTAATTTTCTTCTACAGCTTCATTATTATTTAATCCTGATGATGATATTATTTCATTTTCAACATTTTTATCATTTTCATCATTTTCATCATTTTCAACATTTTCATCATTTTCATCATTTTTATCATTTTCAACATTTTTATCATTTTCATCATTTTTATCATTTTCAACATTTTCAACATTTTTATTTAATAATTTTAATTGGTTATTTTTCTTTTGTTGATTATCAATCATTTGTTGTTTTCTATTTTCAAATAATTCATCTTTTGCAGCTTGATTTTCTTTATATTTTTTCATTAAAGTATTAAGACGGTCTTCAGAATAATGTTGATCATCAATATTATCAGGATTAGGATCCCATGGACACCAGCAACCAACACTTGCAATAAATATATTATGTTTTTTATCTTTTCTTTTTAATACTTCACTTCTAATTTGAGCTTCTCTCATGGTTTCATACGATCCTCTAATTTTAATACCTCTTACACTTGTTTGAAAATCAACAGTTTCAGAAAATTCTTTATTAATTTTTTCTTCATTTTCTTTTACAAAATAATTGTATTCTTCATGAATCCACTTATCATTAAAAAGAAATCTATATTTATCAATAATAGTTTGTATTATATCTTCTTCATCTTTATATTTATTTTTTAAATTTGTAAATAATTCAGATACTTCATTTTTAAAGTTTGATATAAATTTATTAAAAAAAAATACATTTTTATTTTCAATAATTTCTTCAGGAGATAAAAATGATAAACAGACGAATTGTTGTCCTCTAATAGGATCGTCTTCTTCTAAATAATCCATTTCAGAAACAGGTACTAAATTTTTACTCATTTTTATTTTATATAAAAATCTTAAAAACTTTAAATAATTTTTAATTCATATAAATTATTTATAAAAATTTAAATAATTAATTAATTATAAATTTATTTAATCAATTTAATTAATTTTAAATTAATTTATAAAAATTTTTTTTCTTTTAATATAATATAAAAATGAACAACGTCGATGCTCGTGAAGTTATGACAAGAATTCTTAAATATTTCATTGAAGGTTTGGTTGTTGCTGTTGCTGCTTATGCTCTCCCTGGTAAAACATTGAAAGTAGTTGATGTAGTAAGCATTGGTCTTGTTGCTGCGGCTACATTCTCTCTTTTGGATCTTTTTGCTCCTTCTATTTCGGGTTCAGCTCGCCAAGGTGCAGGTGTAGGTATTGGTGCTGGTCTTGTTGGCTGGCCTGCAGGAGGTCTTGCTTAAATTAAGATATTAAATAGTATCTTAAAAATAAAAACTATTATTTTTATTAAATATTTATAAAAATATAAATAATATAATTACTGTAAAAATTTATATACTTCTTATAAACTCCCAATTTAATTCTTCACAAATTTTTTTCCATGTTTGTTCTTGTTGATGAAGTTTTTCACGAGATTTTAATAAAGGGAAATAAGGTAAATATTGATATTCTCCTAAAATTTCTAAAAATTTATGTAAAACATATGAATAACTTAAGAAATTTTTTCTATTTTGAGGAGAATGTTTCAAAAAAGGTACTTGAATTTCTTTAAACATATTTCTTAATTTTTCTTCTAATTCTGGAGTAAGTTGTGGATTAACTCTGCCTGTAATTCTATTTAAAATATAAGGAATATGTTCATAATATTTATTAACTTTAATTTTTTTAAGAATTGCTTTAATTTTATCATAATTTAATGTTGCCATATTATTAACTTTATTTTTTTTAAGTTCCAAATAAATTTTATCAAAAACTTCTTCAGGAATATCAGTTGTTTCTTTTCCTTGCGTTTGATTTATCCATTCATTAAAATGATTTATTCTATTATAACTAAAATAACTTATTTCTTTAGGAGGATCTTTGTAACTAGGTCTTTCATTATCAATTAATACGTATTCAATTGTGTCACAATCTGTACAATATATAATACCATCATTTGCTAATTCATTAATATTTTCTGAATTACAATAATAACATTTTTCTTTTAATAATTTAAGATTGCTGTTAATATAATCTTTATCAGTTTTTGATAAATAATTTTCTAATAAATCTTCTCTATTAATAGAATTTTTAAAATTAGGGTTTTTATTTTCTTCTAAATCATTTTTATCAATATTTTTATAAGAACTAAAAAAATAAATTATTTTTTTATTATGATTTTTTTCATCATCATCATTTTCGTTTTTAACACAATCATAATATTTAAATAAAACATCACTTGTTGTTGATAAATAATCAATTTCTTTATTTTTATTATTTAATTCATCTATTTCAGAAGAAATATTTTTTAATTTTTTTTTTAATTCAAAAATCTTTTCATAATTATTTTCAATATTTTCATTATTTATTTTAAAAATATCATTTTCTATTGTTTTATTTTTTTCTAAATTTTTTATCTTCTTTTCAATAAGTTTTTTATTTTTATTTAATTTATCTAATGTATTATAATTATCTTCAAATTCTTTTAATTGTTTTTCATGACAAATATCTAATGTATGTGTTGTTTTTTCATAATAACATTTTCTTTTATTTTTTTTAATTGTTTTCATTAATTTTATTTTAAATTTAAAAAACTTTTAAATTAATTTTTATATTATTTATTTTTTAAGTTATTTTCAAAAAATTTTTTTCTTAATATAATATATAAAAAAATGGGAGGAGGTCTTATGCAACTCGTTGCCTATGGTGCTCAAGATATTTATCTTACCGGTAATCCTCAAATTACTTTCTTCAAAGTAGTTTACCGTCGTCACACTAACTTTGCCATGGAGTCTGTTGATCAAACAATCAACGGTACTGAAGGTAAAGGTGCTAAAGTTACATCTACTATTTCGAGAAATGGTGATCTTGTTGGTCGCATGTATCTTGAAATGACCGTTACAAATGATGTTGCTAACCAATACAATCCTGGTCACACTGTACTTTCTGAAGTTGAAGTTCAAATTGGTGGTCAACAAATTGACAAACACTGGGGTCATTGGATGGAAGCTTGGGCTGAACTCACAGAAACAAATGATGCCGGTCTTTTAGGTGCTGCTGCAAATGCTAGTGGTACCCGCTTCCAAAATCTTGCTCGTGCTGGTGGTTCGTTAGCGACTGGAGCAACTGATGCAAGTGTATGCCGTGTTCCCCTTCAATTCTGGTTCAACCGCAACCCTGGTCTTGCTCTTCCATTGATTGCTCTTCAATACCACGAAGTTAAAGTTAGTGTAACATTTGCTAATGCTAATCTTACTCCTTCTAGTGTTGAACTTTGGGCTGATTACATCTATCTTGATACTGATGAACGCAGACGTTTCGCTCAAGTTTCGCACGAATACTTGATTGAACAAGTTCAACACACTTCTAATACTGGTGCATCGATTGATCTTAACTTCAATCACCCAGTTAAAGAACTTGTATGGACTGGTAAAGTTGGTGCTAGTGGTGTAAGAACTCCAATTCATGATGGAAAAACTAAACTTGTTCTTAATGGACACGACCGTTTTGCTGAAAGACCTCTTGAATATTTCACACAAACACAAGTATGGCAACACCACACTGGTACACCTGTAAATTGTTCTACTAGCACAGCAGGAGGTTCACAAAAAGCTTCTGTTGATGAAATTGCGGTTTACTCGTTTGCCCTCAAACCCGAAGAACACCAACCATCGGGCACTTGCAATTTCTCGAGAATAGATAATGCTCAACTTAAAATTTCTGGAAATGGTAATACAGATGCTGACACAATTAATGTATATGCTGTCAACTACAATGTACTCCGTATTATGTCGGGTATGGGTGGTCTTGCTTACTCGAACTAAGTATAAAAATATTAAAAACTATAATTTTTATAAAAAATATAAAAAATATATATTTTTTAAAATATTTTATATTTATTTGTTTAAAAATAAATATTTTTTTTCTTATTATATATTATAAAAATGGGTGGAGGTCTTATGCAACTTGTTGCCTATGGTGCTCAAGATATTTATCTTACTGGTAATCCTCAAATTACTTTCTTCAAAGTAGTTTACCGTCGTCACACTAATTTCGCTATGGAGTCTGTTGATCAAACTCTTAATGGAAGTGTAGGTTTTAATAAAAAAGTAACTGCTACTGTTGCTCGTAATGGTGATCTTGTTGGTCGTATGTATCTTGAAGTTCCCCTTACAATTACAAGAGATAGTAGTGGTGCATCCAGTACTGAATATGTAGGTGTAAATCCTGGACACTCAATTATCTCTGAAATTGAAGTTCAAATTGGTGGTCAACAAATTGACAAACATTGGGGTAATTGGATGGAAGTCTGGGCTGAACTTACTGAACCAAATAGTGCTGGTCTTCGTTGTCACCACGCTAATGGTACTGGTGGTGTTGCTAATACCGATAATGTTGTACAAGGAACTAGATTTCAAAATATGGCTTTAGCTGGCGGTGTATCTTTTGCTAGTGCTGATAATGATGGTGATATTGCTGGTGATGGGGCTAATCCTGCTGCTGGTCTTGCTGTTACAGATCTTGCAACAAAATGCCGTGTTCCTCTTCAATTCTGGTTTAACCGTAATCCTGGTCTTGCTCTTCCATTGATTGCTCTTCAATACCACGAAGTTAAAGTTAGTGTAACATTTGTAAGTGCTATTGCTGGATTAGCAATTGGTACTGATACTCAACTTTGGGCTGATTACATTTATCTTGATACTGATGAACGAAGACGTTTCGCACAAGTTTCGCATGAATACTTGATTGAACAAGTTCAACACACTTCTGGTGATTCTTCTTCTATTGATCTTAACTTCAATCACCCAGTTAAAGAACTTGTATGGACCGGTGCTGTAACCAATGGTGTAAGATCTACACTTCATAACGGGAAAACTAAACTTGTTCTTAATGGACATGACCGTTTTGCTGAAAGACCTCGTGAATATTTCACACAAACACAAGTATGGCAACACCACACTGGTACACCTGTAAATTGTAATACTGTAACAGCATCAGGAGTAGGAAAAGCTTCTGTTGATGAAGTTGCGGTTTACTCGTTTGCCCTCAAACCTGAAGAACACCAACCATCGGGCACTTGCAATTTCTCGAGAATAGATAATGCTCAACTTAAAATTGCTACAAACTCCAGTACTGTTAATGTATATGCTGTCAACTACAATGTACTCCGTATTATGTCGGGTATGGGTGGTCTTGCTTATTCGAACTAAAAATAAAAATATTAAAAATTATAATTTTTATAAAATATATAAAAAATTTATATAATTTTAATATATGAAAAAATTTGATTTATCTTTATATTTTTTATTAAAAAAATAAACTGTACGAACGCGTACTTCCAAACTGTACAAATACGTACTTACATAAATATTTAAAACTATGACGAAAATTGATGAACTTAAAAAAGAACTTGCTGAAGTTAAAAACGAAATTTCTAAACTTAAAAATAAATTAGCTGAATTAGAAAAAAAACAAAAAAAACCTAATTCTAAACCTAAACTGAATATTAAAGAAATTAAGGATTTAGCTGAAAAAATTTGTAAAATATTAAAAAATAAATATGATGAAACCCTTTTAACACCTTTAACACCATCCCAAATAAATCAATTAAATGATTTAGGTATAAAAGATATACCACCATATTTGATATATTTTACAAAAACACAACAAAAAGATTTAGTTATCTCAATTAATAAGCGAATGTTTACAAACAAACTTAAAAAAATTCTTGAATCATATTTAACTCCAGAAGAAGTAATTCAGCTTAAAGAAGAATTAAAAAAACAACTTAAAGAAAAAAATACTGGTAATAATAAATCTAAAGAAGATGAATCTAAAGAAGATGAATCTAAAAAAGATGAATCTGAAGAAGATTCGTCTGATGATGAATCCGAAGAAGATGAAATTAAACCTAAAAAAAAAGTAATTAAACCTTTAACTGTAGTTGATACTGGTAATGATGAATCTGAAGATGATTCGTCTGATGATTCGTCTGATGATTCGTCTGATGATGAATAAACATTATAAAATTTAAATATTTAAAAAATATAAATTATAAATTTAATTTTATAATTTTTTTTTTAAAAATAAAATTCTTTAACTAAAGGTGATCTATCATGTAAATCATCATTAGTAATATTATTAATTAAATTATATTCACAATTACCGTCTATTATTTTTTTATTTTTATTTTTTTTATTATTAATTAAATTAATAATTTTTTTATAAAAATAAGATGAAGAACACATATTATAATAGTAATTTTTATTAAATTTTAATAATTTGAATATCATTATTAATAAATAGTTATATTATCTTTATATTATTTTATAATTTATTAAACACGAGTCCATACATTTAATTTAAATTTATTAGAAGATAATTCAAAAGGATTAACAGTTCTATAATTTTCGGATTTATGTAAGAAAAATATTAAATAATTTTTCTTAACAGTTTTAAAATTATCTAAATTATTTGAATTATTATTTAATTTATTTAAAATAGTTTTAATAGACAAAGGATACTTAAAATCTATATTTGATAATTTAGATTCCATTTCATCTTTTGTATGTTTATTTTTCATTTTAATATTTAATTTAATAAATTTTTTTTATTTAAATATATTTATTTAAAAAGTTGATAATTAATAATATTATATATTAGAATGGATAATAAAAATAATGATAATAATGATAATAATGATAATAATGAAATAAAAAAAATAAAAGTAATTTTTTGTTTACCAGGAGCTGAATATTCAGGTAAATTTTTATCAAATTGGTCTAATTTATTATTATGGTGTTTTAATAATAATTTTGATGTGAAAATTTCACAAAAATATAATAGTATGGTTCATTTTGCTCGTTCAAATTGTTTATATGGAGATAATAGAAGAGGTGCTAAACAATTACCATTTAATGGTAATATTGATTATGATTATATAATGTGGATAGACAGTGATATTATTTTTACAATTAATGATTTTATTAAATTAATTAATAATGATAAAGATGTTGTATGTGGTTTATACAAAATGGCTGGTGGACAAAAATATGCTGTTGTTGAAAATTGGGATTTAGATTATTGGGAAAAGCATGGTGCATTTGAATTTTTAGATGATAAAATTTTAGAACAAAAAAGAAATAATAATGAATTAATTGATAATAAATTATTAAAAGTACATTATAGTGGTTTAGGATGGATGTTAATTAAAAAGGGTGTTATAGAAAAAATTGAATATCCTTGGTTTGATAGTCAATTATTAAAACATAAAAATTATATAGATATATGTAGTGAAGATGTATCTTTTTGTAAAAAAATAAAAAATGCAGGTTTTGATATATATTTAGATACTACTATTAGAGTTGGGCATTATAAATTATGTGTAATTTAAATATTAATTATTTATAATTATTTATAATTATTAATAATTATTAATAATAAATTTATGATACACTAGATGAAGTTTGAGTATGAGTATGATTATCTATATAATTTGCTAAAATCATATCATTATGATATAAT